GTGGCCATACCGGGCTCCTCGAAAGGCCCCTACGGTCCCCACATGGCGAGCATCAGAAGGCGCGTCCGCAAGGACGGCACAACCGCGCACCAGGTCCGGTGGCTGGAGGGCGGCGCCCGCGACGGCGCCCCTCAGTCCGAGGTCTTCGACTCCGAGCCGGAGGCCATCCAATTCAAGGCGCTCGTGGACGCCCACGGCCAGCACTGGCCTCCCGGGTGGGTCAAGGGCGAGGGTTTCGTCCAGCCGAAGCAGACGGAAGAGGACAAGGCCGTCGTCACCTTCGAGGTCTGGGCCGAGCGAGTCATCGACAACCTGACCGGGGTGGAGGTCCGAACCCGGCACGACTACCGGCGCGACATCCGCAAGCACTTCGTCCCCACCTTCGGCGGCAAGGACATCTGTGGCGTCGAGGCGATAGCCCCCACCGACGTCCGCCGTTGGGTCAACGCCATGGAGGCCGGGGAGCGGGACCCCAAGAACAAGGAGGCGTGGGTCCGCAAGCCGGTAAGCCCCAAGACCCTGGCGAACCTCCACGGTCTGCTGTACGCGATCTTCCAGGCCGCTGTGGAGGCCCAGCCGCCGCTGCGTACCTCGAACCCCTGCGCCCGTACCCGACTCCCCCGCACAGACGCGGGGATCGAGGACGAGATGGTCTTCCTGGAGCGCGAGGAGTTCGCCCTCGTCCGGGCCGCCATGGCGGACATCTGCAAGGGCGATGCCCTCGACCTGATCGACCTCATGGTGGGCACCGGGCTTCGCTGGGGCGAGATCTCCGCTCTCCAGGTACGCGACATCACCGTCCGGGGCCGCCACACCGTGCTCCGGGTCCAGCGGGCCTGGAAGCGCCAGGAGAACAACGTCTTTCTGCTCGGCAAGCCCAAGACCAAGAAGTCTCGCCGGACCATCGTCCTGTCCCCGGCCCTGGTCGAGATCGTGCAGCGCAACAGGGAGGGCAAGAAGGCGGAGGAGTTCATCTTCACCACTGCTTGGGGCAAGGCGTGGCGCCACGCGAACTTCTTCTACCGGCGGTGGCAGCCGGCTGTGGAGCACGCCCAGAAGATGGGACTCACGAAGAAGCCCCGGCCTCACGATCTCCGGCACACCCACGTGTCGTGGCTGATCGCGGCGAACGTCCCTCTGCCCGCCATACAGACGCGACTGGGCCACGAAAGCATCACGACAACCGTGGACCGGTACGGGCACCTGGTGCAGCAGCTCGACGACGAGGTGGCTGCTGCTGTCGAGGCCGCCATGACGGGAGAGCGACAGCGGCTCCGAGCGGCATGAGCCCGGCGCCCTCCGCGATGTCTGGACCGCGGAGCCCATGAGACCTGATCTGATACAGAGAAGCCCCCGACCAGTAGTGGTCGGGGGCTTCTTGCGTCAGCGGTTTCGGCGCCGCCGTACTCGGGAGGGGACGAGCTGCGGCACAGCGGCAACGGGCGCGACGGCGGGTGGAGCATCTGGCGGGCCAGCGATGGTGAAGGGCTGCACTCGGCAGATCTGGAGGATCGCGGCCAGGTCCTCGTCGGTGAACAGGACCTGTCGTCCGATCTTCAGGTGGGGCAGTCGGGAGATGTTCCGCCTGAGCCACCAGTCCGAGGGCTGGCGAAGGATGGCAGCCGCCTCCCGATACGTGCGGAGCGCCGGGGAGTCGGTCATACGAACACCACCCCGCAGTGTCCGTAGCGGTCCACACCGAGGACAGGACACAGCGCTTCGCCGTCGGTGTAGAACCACTTGGGGATCGGACCCGATGCCGGGTCCCAGCCCGTCGGCGGCTCCTGGACAGCCCGCTCACCGCACTCGGCGCATCGCGGCTCCACGTCAGAACCCCAACACGTCGGTACGGACGGTGGCCCAGTCCACGAGCAGCTCGAAGTCCTCACGCGCGATGCCGTCGCGGACCTGCTCCAGGGTGTGGCGGTCGTCGCCGTCGTAGGCATCCTGCGGGCCGTACAGCAGCTCCCGGACCCAGTCCCGCAGTGCACCACCGGAAGGGTCGTCAGCGGCCAAGTCCTGGGCCTCGGAGACGAACGAGCCGTCGTTGAACAACCAGGAACTGATCATGTGCGTGACGTGGTTGCGGCCTTCGGTCACAGCGACCCCCGGACCCAGTCGACACGGCTGTCGAAGGCGAGCGGACGGTGCTGCTCGCTGTTGTGTCGGGACGAGACGAAGACGTCGACCGCCTCGTCCTCCGTGCCGAATCCGATGAGCTGCGGCACGGAGGTGAACGGGTCGGAGTAGGCCCAGGCGATAAACCACCGGTCGTTCGAGCGGAAGATGGCGACACGGTCACCGCCGCTGGTCTCGTAGACCGCCTGAACCACGTACTCGCGCTGCATGATCCGCACTCCAGATTTTAAAATCTTTGGTCCCCAAGAACGGGCGAAGCCCCTTCCGGTGGGGACACCGAAAGGGGCTTGCTGGGGAGACCATAGCGGCTCAGCGGAGGCCGCCCATAACTCTCTTCTGGTTACTCCTAGGATTGTTGGAGCGCGTTATGGAACGCCTCGATCTGGATCGCCAAGGCCAGCTTCGCCCGACGCTCGTCAGCGGCGTTCAGGGCAAGGATCTCGGCGCACTCGGCATTCCCCTGCTCCCGCAGCTCGTAAGCCCGTCGTAGGCCCCGCTGAAGGCCCCGGAGGGTCAGCCCGAAGCCGTCGCCGTCCTCGGTCAGGCCGTACTCGGTCAGGAGAGCGTGTCGCTCCCCGTGGGTCATGCCGAGTGCCCCTGCTGACGCTGCTCGTCCTCAATCGGCAACCACTCGGGGCGAAAGTCGGGGTGGTCGGCGTACGCCGCAACGAGTTCGAAGACCACCGGACTACGGAAGTCCTGCGAGAGGCCGGCGAGTAGCTGCGCACGCGCCCTCCGCCACAAGGTCGGTTGCGGGTTCTCCTGCACAATCCGCGGATACTCCTCCACCCAGGTCAGTAGCTGCCACTTCGCCTCGACGTCGGCGAGGACCCTGGCCTGCAACTTCGCCAGATCCTCGCTCTTGCCGAGCTTCAACGCCCGAGCAGCCTCCTCGTCCTCGCGCAGACGGGCCTTGAGGAACTCCTTCATGACCTCGATGTCGTCTCGCCTCATTGCCGTTACCCCCTCAATCGACAGCCATAAGGGGTCATCATCCACCCGTCACACGGAGACCCCCACCACCCGCGCCCGCATCGCCGACAGCTTCCGCTGCTGCTCCTCGTCGGAGCCCTCCAGGCCGCCGCTCAGGGGGTCCTGACGGGCCGCCGGGTCCATCGGGGCCGCCTCGGCCGGCTGGGCCTCCACAGGAGCGCTCAGGGCCTCGGGCGAGGGCGGTACCGGCCCGGCCTCGACCTCCTTGGCGAGCAGGTACTCGCCGAGCCTCAGCTCGTCGCCCTCCTCGATCAGGGCCACCCAGACCGGGTCCGCGTCCTCGGGCAAGGGGTTGGCCGCGAGGTACTCGTCCCGCTTCGGGTTGGCGCTGGACAGGCGATACGCGAGGAATCCGGCCGCGGTCCCCCGGCGGGCGGAGGTCTCCTGGACCTTGCGGTCCTGCTCAGTCCTACGAGCGAGGACCCTCGTGCGCCCCACACGGTCGTCCCAGTACTCCCCGGTCTCGTCGAAGACCTGGGTCCAGGCGATCTCGTAGACGAAGCTACGGCCCTGACGGATCTTCCGGACCAGCATGGGTATCGCCTGGGTCATCCGGGCCAGGACGTCCTGGCTCCCGCGCTTGGTCAGCCCGGTGAGGTCCTGGACGTCGGCGACCGACAGGGTCACGTCCCGGAGACCGCACAAGAGCGCGAGGTGCCACGCTCGACGGCCCAAGGCGAAGTCCGGGGCGTCAGGCCCCCGCACCTCCGACCAGACGTCCAGGGCGGGACTCAGGGCCCGCAGGGTCCTCGCCTCCCAGCTCATCCCCTTCACCGAGTCCAGGAGCGTGAGGGTCTTCACCCCCTGGTCCAGGGCCTGCTGGGCCCCCTCACCAATACGCGCACTCATCACCGCATTACCCCACCAAGATCCTTCCTTCTTCTCCTTCTTGGAGAGTTCAAGATCAGGAGAGGTAGAGAACTTGGGTGAGGTACTGCGGTGAGTGATGCGCGTATTCGAGTGGAAGCGGATCTCCATGTCCTCGCGCTCCTCGGCTACCGGGGAGGAGGCCCCCCTCGTCCTGGTCCAGAGGAGCTTCGAGGAGGAGAGACCGCCGTCGGGACCGACCGCCTCTCGGACGGCGTGGTCCCACATGCCCGTCCAGCGGGCCAGCCCACGAGTACCGCAGAGATAGGGGCGGCAGGTCACCTGGAAGGCGAGCAACAACTCTGCGAGGACCTCGGAGCGGCCGACGGAGCGGAGGGCCATCTCGACGAGGTGGGCGGAGTTGATCTTCTCCGAGGACTCCTGGGGACCGGTCACGCCGGTCGGGTCCTGGGCGGTAGAATCACGGGACAACTTCGGTACTCCCTGGTGCTTAGTGGTCTTAGGGGGTGCCGGTCTTCGGAGGTTGATGGCCTCCTGGACCAGCCCGGGATTTTAAAATGAATCCCTTCGACTGAGCCCCCGGTGTAGGAGCCGGGGGCTTCGTCATGTCTTCGGTCAGGGTAACCCCGTAGCACACCCCTCGGCGAGCGCCGACTTTCCTCCAACAATCCTTGTAGAGAAGGCCACTCCAGGAATTGTTGGAGCGAATGATTGAGATCAGATCGACCAATTCTCGACGTGCTTTATGTGCCCCTCGGCTGATATCGTGGTCCCGTCAACGCCGTTGACACGACTCCTATGGAGAAGCCCCGCACGGGGATTTCTCCGTGCATGAGTCGAAGGGACGGCCGATGTCCACCATCGCCCCCCTGCCGCCCACGAGGGCGGCCACCGTCTCCCTCTCAGCCGGTTCGCTGCTGAGCGTCCTGCACGACGACAAGCCACACATCGTGTTGCGTCCGGCTGTCGAGGCGCTCGGTCTCAGCTACGCCGCTCAGTACCGGAAGCTCAAGTCCCGCTCCTGGGCCTGCGTTGCCCAACGGGCAATGCAGCTCCCCGGCGACACCCAGACCCGCACGGTGGACATCGTCCCGATCCGCACCCTCTTGATGCTGTTGGCGACGATCAACGAGAACCGGGTCGCCCCGGAGGCCCGGCCGACGCTGATCGCCTTCCAGAGCGAGACCGCCGACGCCGTCGAGTCGTACTGGACCACCGGACAGGCGGTCCGTCCCCAGGCCCAGCCCCGCGAGATCACCCCGGCGCGGCGTCTCACCCCGAAGACCTTCCGGCAGATGTTCTTCAGCGACGTCCCCGAGGGCCGCTTCTTCCAGCACCTGTACAACCACGGGTACCTCCTGGACCAGCGCAACACCCGGCGGGACGACTGGGGCCACTTGTCGAAGGACGGCTACCGCCACGGCCACCCGAGGGCGGGCAAGGGGGACCGGTACTTCCAGCTCCCTCCGGACATGTGGGTCGACCCCATGGGCCGCCCCCGTGGCCGCGCCGTGGTCAGGCCGGACCGCATCCAGGAGCTGGTGGAGCAGCTCATCGACGAGGGTCTGCGCCACAACCCGAGCATCACCCGCGAGCCGGCGCGCCCGGCGCTCTCGACGGCACGCAGGGCGATCGCCCTCCAGGACGAGCTGGACGACCTCTTCGAGCGCGAGGGCGGTGCCTGGTGACCCGCCTCAACCCCGCCCCGATCTCCCCGATCGAGGCCCACACCGTCGCCACGCTGCCGGACGTCCACCTCGGCGCGAAGACCGTCTGGCTCTACCTGCGGGCCGTCGCCGATCCGCAGCGGCGGAAGGACCTGGCCGACGCGCTGGGACTGGACGGGTCGACCATCACCCGGTCGTTGAAGGCCCTCAGCGACCATGGCCTGGTCCGCCAGGTCCACGGCGTGTGGCTCGCGGAGGTGGCCGAGTGAGCGCCATCGACCCGCTGGACCGCTTCCTCGTCGTCTCCGGCCCCGAGCAGGCCCTCAGCGTCGAGGTCCACGAGGACGGCCTCATCGAGTCCGTCACCGCGCGCCACGTCCGTGTCTTCGAGAAGCGCCCTGACGCCCTCGTCGAGCTGCACGGCGAGGAGAAGCGCGCGGCCTTGGCGGAGTTCTGGGACTCCGTGGACGCCTTCGGCGACGAGTTCGAGGAGGACGACGAATGATCCTCGACCTCGTCCTCCACGGCGTCGCCGCGCTGATCGTGCTCGGCCTGATGATCACGGTCGTCCGGGACATGCGGAGGAGCCGGTGACCGAGACCCACGAGTGCGCGGTCTGCGGACAGCAGGACGAGCGCCCCACATGCCCGCGGTGCTTCGCCCGGTTGAGGGGGATGCTCGCCGAACTCCCTGAGCAGTATGGCCTGTTGTTGATCTCCGGCCAGCCCCTGAAGACCGGTGGCGACGGACGAGGCGGACGAGCCGTCCACGCCCCGCTGCCGGGGCGGCTGGACGTGCTGAACCTGCTCGGCCCGGCCAGCCGTCAGGACCCGTCTGACGGTCAGGACCAGGTCGGCTCGACGCCCTTCCTCGCGGTGCTGGCGGGCTGGTGCGAGGTCGTCGAGGAGGAGAGGCGCCTGACGCCCTGCCGCCGGAACGCGACGACCATGACGAACCGCTTGCTGACGGACCTGACGTGGATCGCTGAGCAGAGCTTCGCGGGCGACTTCTTCGGGGAGATTGAGGAGCTGCTGAAGGCCGCCCAGCGCATCACGATGACCGCCCCCGTCATGGAGTTGCTCAGGGGCGTCGTGTGCCCGAGCTGCGAGCGGTTCACGATGGTCAGGCACCACCCGAGCCCGTGGGCCGCCGAGTGCAGGCTCTGCCCGAGCGTCAAGCTCGATCAGGCCGACTTTGACGCCCTCGTGCGGGGGCAGGCGCGTGACGCGGATGACACGGCCAACGCGGGTCCGCCTGACGGTCGTTGACGCTACGCTGCTAGCACAACCGAAGACCGCCTGCGGGGCTCCCGGAGCCGACTCCTACATCTGAACCGGGAGCCCCCAGACACAAGGAGATCTGACCTCCCGTGTCCACTGAAGAACTTACCGTGCCGCCTTCACCGGCGGCAGGGCAGTCGCCGCTTGACGGCGTCCGATCCCGCCAGAGCACCCAGATCGGCCTGGCCGCCGCAGCGGCCGTCATGACCGCCGCATTGACGGCCGTCAGCTTCTGGTTGAGCTTCGAGTCGCTCCACGATCTGGCCGCCGCCCACCGCCTCCACGGAGAGCGCGCCTGGGCCTGGCCCGCCTGTGTGGACGCCTTCATCGCCGTCGGCGAGTTGCTGATCCTCCGGGCCTCGCTGGCCAAGACCGTCGACCGCTGGGCGATCGTGCTCACGGCGGCGGGCTCGATCGGCAGCATCGCCCTGAACGTCGCCGGGGTCGGCATCAGCCACGACCCGCTCGACTACACCACTGCCGCTGTGCCCCCGGTCGCCGCGCTGCTGGCCTTTGGCGTGCTGATGCGCCAGATCCACGAGGCCCTCGTGCGTCATCAGCAAGTCGTGACGGTTCCGCCGATGCCCGTCAGCGCTCCTGAGCCGGCCACCTTGGAGCCGGAGCCCGAGGAGACCGTCCAGGCTCCCGAGGTCGAGCCGGCCGTGACGCCCGAGTCGGAGCCCGGCACGGTCCTGACGCAGCGCGAGCAGATCGACCTGGTGGTCCGACGCCTGTACGACGGCCTCGGCGGCTGCCGCCCGGCCACCCGGCACATGCGTGACGCTCTCCGTGACGCGGGTCTGCCCCACAGCGACGGCTCGTGCCGCGAGGCCCGCAAGCGCGTCGAGCTGGCCGAGCCCCACCTGAAGTCCCTCCCGGACGCTCTCGCCGCCTGACGGCGAGCACCCACACCTTTCCCCAGGTGCGCAACGGCTCGCCCACGGCTGGAGCCTGCGCGCGTCTCCATGCCCGGAGGACGCCATGTCCGAGAAGCACACCCCCGACCCATCCGAGCCCGACTCCGCGTGGCAGTACGCCTCGTGGGGCGCCGAGCCCACCAACATCCACGTCACCGTGAACACCAAGGAGCCCGAGGAACCCGCCTGGGACTGGAGCTGGTTGGGCCTGCGGGACAACGCCTGGACCGCCCTGTTGGGCTTCTGGCCGGGCGCCATCTGGGCTCGGGTCCTCACCCAAGTCCACACCGAGCAGGGCTTGGCGGGGGCCTGGTTCATGGGCGGCGCCGGAGTCGTTGTGGCCGTCACCCGCTTCGTCCAGCGCCGGACCTGGACCCGGCGGACGGCCGTGTGGACCGCCGTCTTCGGGGTCGTCCTCGCCCTCCCCGCGTTCGACGGCCTCGTGTTCGTCCTGACGGGTGGTTCCCGGTGAACGCCCCGACGACCGCGACCGTCAGCCTCGGCAGCGTCGCCATCGGTTTGTGCATCATCAGTTGGCACGTCGCCCGCTGGTGGAAGCTCGGCGGCAAGGGCGGCCACGGACCCAGCGGAGGTGCCGGGCGCGACCCGAAGCTGTTGATCCCCTTCGCCAGCTCCGTCGCGCTCGGGACGTTGAGCGTCACCGCCGCCGGGGGCCTGGTCGGCACCTTGGCCACGATAGTCCTGGGCATGGGCAACTCGGTCGGCAACTGGTCCCTGACGAGCGTCACCGGCACCGTGACGCCCTCCGTGACGCGCTCCGGCCACAAGGGCCTCTCGCCGGGGGGCAGCGTCGCCTTGGTCGTGTATCTCACGGTGCTCGCGGCCTTGTGGAAGAGCGGGGGAAAGGTCTTCCAGGGGAAGGTCGTGGCGGGCGTCATCGCCGGGATGCTGTTGGGGTTGTCCGCCGGGTTCTCCGGGGTCGCCGCCGCCGGAGTGGTCACGATCTTCAACGCCGCTGGCGACAAGGTCACGGGGTCGATGTGAGCAGGCTCAGCAACGCCGCCGAGCGCCTGGCGAAGGGCTCCAGCACCCTCGCGGTTCGGCTGGCCCAGGGGATCACAGGGTGGCTGAAGGCCGGGGAGAAGCCCTCCGACTTCATCGTCCGGCTGATCTTCCTCGGCCTCCCGGTCGTCCTCGTCTGGTGTCTCCTGAGCGTCTCCATGGGGTTCATGTGGGTCTTCGCGGCACTCTGGATCGTCGCCGCCTGGAGGGCCGCTCCCGGGCCGGCCAAGGGCTCCAAAGGCGGGAAGGGCGAGGGCCTCCACCCGGCCGATGTCGTCGAGCTGCTCCACGAGCTGGCGGGCGACAGCAACGTCCACCTCTCCCGGGTCCGCAAGCAACTCGTCGAGGAGACCGGCCGCCGGTGGTCCGACCGCGACGTCCGCAAGCTCCTGGAGACTGCGGGCATCCAGACCCGCCACAGTGTCCGGGTACCCGGCCAGGGCGTGGCCGTCGGCGTCCACCGGGCCGACCTGCCCAGCCCCTCCCCCACCGCTTTCGGGAGGGGCCCGAGAGGGTCTGAAGAGGCTGGTCAGCCCGCTACACGCCCCAGCGTCGAGGACATCGGGGGAGGGGCTGGACGCGTCATCCGTTACCCCGACGAGCGCCGCCAGTACGACGTCCGCCCCGAACCCGAGGAGGTGGAGTCGTGACGTACTGCGAGAAGTGCGGCTGGTGGACGAAGCCCCGCTGCGGCCACTGATCCACCACCGAACGAGGACACCGTGAAGAAGAACGACGAGCAGTACGCCGCCGATTACGCCGTGATCGAGCAGGACCTGACCGAGGCCCAGGAGCTGGAGTTCGGACCGTACGCCGGGTTCCTCGCCGACTACGGCCTTCGGCTCCGGAAGCTGGCCGCGAAGCACCCGTTCCCGGACGGCGCGTTCGTCCACTTGAGGACGTATGCCGACCACTTCTTGGACCAACTGCACGGACAGTAACTGGGGCTTGGCGCATACCTTCCTCAACTCGGCTACAAGCGGCACACTGATCCGATGGCATATGACCTCTCCAAGGGTGCGCCGGCACCCAAGCCCGAAGCGCAGGTCTTCAAGGGCTATGTCGCGACCGTCACGCTCCACGCGGACCGGGCGGAGATCAAGCGCAAGTTCATGGGGAAAGTGACCGGCGCCAGGGACTGCGTGATCTCCCTCAGCGACGTCATCAAGGTGCAGTCCAAGGAGCCGACCCGCCTCGTGAACGGATACGTACAGCTCGCCACCGAACAGGATCGGGAGCAGCTTCGTGTCGCGACCGCCGAGGCGCAGAAGGCCATCGCGAACAACTCCCGCACCGTCATGTTCACGTGGAACCAGCGGGAGACGTACGCCGCCTACCTGGCGGCAGTCACGGCCGCAATCCAAGCACAGAGCGGCAACAACCCATTCGGCTAGGGCGCGCTCCCGATCTCTGATCAGCAGGACTTGACGGGATCAGCCCCACGAGGGTTGGTCACGTCGGCATGATCTGTCCATGGATGCGACAGTAGCGGCGGGATGGATCGGCCTTGGCGGAGCAGCAGTTGGCGCGTCCGCCGCCTTGCTCGGCGGGTGGATTCAGCAGGTGCATCAGGCAAGGACCGCCAGAGCCGAACTTCGCGATCAACGGGGGTACGAAGCCGCGCGAACAGCCCTCGCCGAGTTGTACGTCCTACGTCAGCATGTACATGCATGTGAGGGCAGCTCGGTCCCGCCGGAACGCGAACCCTGGCGAAAGATCGCGTCGGATCACCTTGACGCCGCTGAACTGGCCGTTCTCCTCATACCCAACGTGAGCAAAGCGAGGGGCGAAGCCCTGGGTGCTCTTCTCCTCGCGGAGCGTTTCGAGTTGGCTGGACGGGAACGCTGGGCACAACTCGGGTGGATCAGGGAATGTGCCGCCGCCGCGATCGTGATCCTCTCAACCCACATGCGGGGAGATCCCGTAGCGCACGTGCCCCTGACGCGCTTGCAGCAGATCGTGGACGATCACGACAGCAGATACGAGCCCTGGGATGGCGGGGACATCGGACACCCGTCATGACGCACCTACGAGAGCACTAGCGCTTTTCTGCTAGCGCATGCGAGAATGCGTGCCAGTACCACCCTTGTCTTCGCGAACAGGCCCCGACTCCTCTGGAGGTCCGGGGCTTTTCGCGCATTCCAGGAGGCCGTCATGGATGACGAGATCTGGCTGACGGCCCGGGAGGCCGCTGACCACTTCGGCGTCAGCAACAAGACCGTCTACCGCTGGATCGCCGAGGGGCGTCTCCAAGTCGGTGGCCTTGACGAGCGGAACCAAAAGCTCTTCCGGCTTCTGGACGTCGCCCGCGTCGAGAAGGCCACCCGCTCCAAGGCGAAGCGCGTGCTGACGATCGCCTAGCCCTCACAAACCAAGAAGCTCTCTCCACCACATCGGGTGCTCCGAGGTGATCAGGCGCGTTGGCGGACTGTGCGCCAGGATGAACCGGCAGAAGTCCCGCCAGTCCTCGTAGGACTCCGACTCCGGAATGCGGCGAGTAGACATGAGCCCGCCCTCCAGGACGTCCGCCAGGAGTTCCGCGAGGATCAAGACACGCTCACGCTCCGGATCGCTCTCTGGCACCGCCTTGGACTCGTAGAAGTATGCGCGCATGCCGGGATACTCCAGCATCTTGAAGTAGACGTCCCTGAGGTTGGCGAGCGGCACGTCCAGCGCGCTGTTCCCGGCCAGGTTGTTGCCAGTGCGCACCTGATCGAGAACGGCCTTGGTCTGCCTGGCCACGTACAGCAACGAGACGATCAGCCCGATTAAGCCGCCGATGGCGGTCACCAACGTCACCACGGTTGTCACGACTACCCCCACGTGAGCCGACTGTGGAGTCAGCGACGCGTCCTCCGTCGAGACGGTTCCCGACGGCCGTCAGCGCCTGACCGGTCACCGTCATCCCGCACACGCGAGGGGGTGAGCCGGCCATGGCGCGCACCTTCTCCGACGAGGACGAAGCCCAACTCCGTCACCACCACGCTGACGGCCTGACGAGGAACGCCATCGCACGCGAGATGGGCTGGTCCGTCGGCACCATCACCAACCACGCCACGCGCCTCGGGCTCGCCTTCGACCGCTCCGCCACAAGGGCCGCCACTGACGCCCGTCAGATCGACCTCAAGGACCGCCGTCAGCGGATACAGGCGGAGCTCCTGGATGTCGCCACGGAGCAGATGACGCGGGCACGCGGCCGGTACCAGGTGGTCGCTTTCACGCCCACGGGCGACATCGTCAGTGAGTGGCTGCGGCTTCCGCCGGCTCGGGAGACGAAGGACCTCACCACGTCGGCCATGAGTGCCCTGGCCCGGTTCGACCAGAAGGCCAAGGACGACGGGGACACGGACACCGACAAGGCGAAGGCGGCCCTCGGCACCCTCGGACACGCCCTGAGCGCCATCTACGGGAGCGCGGATGACTACCGTGAGCCCGGCACGGACTGACCCCTTCGGCATCCCGCTGAGCCGCGCAAAGGGCCGCTCGATCGTCCAGTCCACCGCGCGGATCAACGTGTGGGAGGGCTCGATCCGGTCGGGCAAGACCGTCGCCTCGCTGATCCGGTGGCTGAAGTTCATCGCGGAGGCGCCGGAGCGCGGCGAGCTGGTGATGATCGGCAACGTCAACCGGGCCGGGTACCGGCGAGCCGACCTCGAAGCCGCCGTCCCGCCCGAACTCCTCCTCGCCGCACGATCCACCGACCCGGTAGACCCCAACCCCACTACCGGGCCCGCTACCTGAACCCCCGTCGAGGCCCCGCTACCCGCACCCGGCAAGTAGCGGGGCCTCACTACCCCGGTAGCGTCCCCGGTAGACCACCACCGACCTGCGAAGTAGCGCCCCGTAGAGGGGTGCACGGCGCGGCATCATGGACCCATGGAACCCCTGTACGTCCCGGCCGGCCACATGTCCGCACACCAGGTCGCCCAGACCCTCGGCATCACCCTCGGCGCGGTGCGCGAACTCCGCCGCCGCGGCCGCCTGGTCGCGGTTGGCGGCACCGCACGCCAGCCCTACTACGACAGCGAACAGGTACTCGCCCTACTCGCCGAGCGCGTCCCTGCTTGACAGCAGGTCAGCGCCGGTGTGACGATCTTTCCGCAGACGTATGCCCGCAGGCCCCGCGCTCACCGAGCCGGGGCCTGCGGCATGTCACAACCTCAGCTGTCCTTGGGCGCTGCGTTGCTGATGCCGGCACCAATCTCTCCAGGACCGAAGACCCATCCATTGCTGTCGCCATCGAAGACGACCACGAACCACCAGATCGGCTTCCCTCGGTCACGGCCCCACGAACGTTCCTTGATCACCCCATCGCGCATGCCGAGCTCGGGGTGATAGCGGTCGAACAGGCGGACGCGCATCCCGGGACGGTAGTCGTCACCCCACCTCTTCTCGGCCATCGCTCAGTCCTCCTTGCGTGGCCGCCACGCCCGCTCGTCCCCCGGTCGCAGCACCGTCTCCGGGTCCGGCCCTGTCCGGCGCTGGCGAGCAGTCGCCACAAGGACGCCGATCATCACCACCACGGCGATCACGGCCAACGCCTTCCAGCCTTCCAACAGGCTGACAAGCAGCAACACCAGGCCGCCCACGAACACCCCAGCAGCAGCATCCGTCCGCACGCTGCACCCCCTCTCACGTAGGCGACCACCGTACGGCCGGGAGCGTGATCATCGTGGCCAGACGCCGAGCCCGCACCGTCTGCTCCGTCCCCGGCTGCCCCAACCTCACCGACACCGGCCGGTGTGCCAGCTGCCGCGCCGATGCTGAGCAGGCCCGCGGCACCGCCCGGCAGCGCGGCTACGGCGGGCAGCACGAGAACAGGTTCCGGCCCGGCGTCCTCACCCGCGACCCGGTATGCGTGCTCTGCCACCAGCGGCCCAGCGTCCACGCTGACCACTGGCCGCAAAGCCGCCGTGAGCTGATCGCGGCCGGCCTCGACCCCGACGACCCGGCTAACGGCCGCGGACTCTGCGGCCGCTGCCACTCATCCGAGACCGCCCGGCACCAACCCGGAGGATGGAACACCTGATGCGTCTGACCGTCGCCGCTGGCGACCGCCGCGTCGAGATCGAGATCGACGGCCACACGCCAAACATCCTCGCCAAGGCCGAAGAGGCAGCGGCCCGGCTGATGACCGCTGGCCCCGAGCCCGAACCCCCACCCGACGACGAGCTGCCCTTCGGCTTCGCGGTGACCGGCGACGCCGGCCGCTCGTACCAGGCTGATGGCGACCATCACGCCGAATAGCCGAGGAGGCCAGCATGGACGACCAGCCCGAGCCCTGCCCCTCGATATACCCGCACGACCACACCATCCGGTGCGAGCAGGATGCCGGCCACCCGCCGACGCAGCTGCACTGCCACGGGCAAGTAACCACAGTCACCTGAATCGTCAAAGCCAGCGGCCCTGATTTAGGGCCACAATGTTCCATCGACGGTACAGTGGCTATGTGCGCACGAGATTTAAAGTCTCTTCCTGGTGACACAGGAGACGCACAAGGGTGGGGCCGATCCCGTAGGACCGGCCCCAGTGACGGACGCCGGGCTAGTGGGCGCTGAACCGCGAGTGCAGATCCAGGGCCAACTGGATCAAACCGAACACTGCGGTCCAGAAGCCCCAGTCCGGCGCTTCCTTTCTCGACATGGTCTTGCTCACCTCCTCTCCGCTGCTCGGCAACGAGGGAGGTCGACCGTCCAAAGGACCGTCAGGACTGATCCTACGCTGACCAGTTGGCAGATCCCGGTGTCGAACCACAACTTGTGGTGGCACACGTGTAGTGATTACTGCCCGTAACTACGGTGCAAGATCCCTGGGGGGGGACCCCCAAGATCAAATTTTCAGCGGACCGCCGGGGAGGGAGATTCCTCTCTGTACGGGTCTGGGAGTGCCAATTTTCATGCTCCAGTGACGCACCGTAACCATGCGCCGGGCTGCAACGGCCCGGCCGCCGACGTGCCGCAACGGCACGGAGGGGGTGATCGGCATGCCCGGTATGGGGCCTGCCCCGAAGCCGAACGCCCGGCGGCGCAACGCCACCGTGCCGATGGTCGAACTACCTGCTGCCGGCCGCCAAGGACCGGCTCCGACATGGCCACTGCTGCCCGACATCGCGCTGACGACCCGGCGCGACTCCGCGCAGCGCAAGGCCGATGACCTCGAACTCGCTCTGGCCGAGCCAGAGCTGAAGGGCCGAGCCCGGACGACCGCGCAGCGCAAGGCCGACGCGGCCCGCGAGGAAGCGGTCATCCTGACCGCCCAGCTCGCCGCCCAGGACCGCGTCGAGTCCGAACTGTGGATGGACCTGTGGAAACTCCCCCAGGCTGTGGAGTGGGAGCGCGCAGGGTGGACGCGCGAGGTCGCACAGTACGTGCGCTGGGAGGCCAGGGCTGAACAAGGCGACCTGGACGCGGCCAAGGAGGCTCGGCAGCGCGGCGATCGGCTCGGGCTGACGCCGCTGGCGATGCTCCGACTCCGCTGGAAGGTCGTGAACGAAGAAGGTGGGGCGGAACGCCCGCGGCGCCGCCCGGTATCCAGCGGCCGACGCCCGGATGACCCCCGCGCAGCACTGCACGTAGTGGAGGGACGGCGTGGGCGTCCTGATGGTGCCGGCGCCCGACAAGGAACCCTGGCCGACCCTCGGTCCCCAGGTCTGCGACCTGATCGAGGAGCGGGCTGTCCACGGCCCGGGGGCGCTGCGTGGACGACCGTACGTGCTGGACCCGGAGAAGCGGGCGCTGATCTACCGCTGGTACGAGGTGTACCCGCAGGGCCACCCCCGGGCGGGGAAGCGGCGGTTCAAGCGTGTCGGCCTGAGCGTGCGGAAGGGCACCGCGAAGACCGAGCTGGCCGCCGCCGTAACGTTCGCGGAGCTTCACCCGGACGGCCCGGTGCGGTGCGACGGGTTCGACGCGGCCGGCGAGCCCGTGGGCATGCCGGTGTCGGACCCGTACATCCCGATGGTGGCCTACACCGAAGAGCAGACCGAGGAACTGGCCTACGCGGCCCTGTACGTAATGGTCACTGAGGGCCCGGACGCGGACGAGTTCGACCCGGGCCTGGACCGCATCATGCGGTGGGGCGGCTCGGGCAGGGCCGTCCCGCTGGCGTCGTCCCCGGACTCCCGTGACGGAGCGCGGACCACTTTCCAGCACTTCGACGAGACGCACCGGTTCACGCTGCCGCGGCACCGTGAGGCGCATCAGACGATGTTGGCGAACATCCCGAAGATCATGCTGTTCGACCCGTGGTCGCTGGAGACGACAACCACATACACGCCCGGCGAGGCGTCGGTGGCCGAGGGGACCCACGAGTTCGCCGAGCTGGTCGCCTCGGGGAAGTCCACCGACCGGACGCTGTTCTTCTTCCACCGCGAGGCCACCCCGCGGCCGGATGAAGACCTGTCGGACGAGCAGCAGATCCGGGCCGCGGTCCGGGAGGCGTCGGGGCCGTCGATCGCGGCGTGGCCGGACTTCGAGGGCCAGGTTGATGCGATCGTGGCGCTCTACAACGCGCCGGACACCGATCGGGCGTACTGGGAGCGGGTCTGGCTGAACCGGCGTGTGCAGGCGGGCCGGCAGGCGTTCGATGTGGCGCGGTGGGCGGAGCTCGCTCGCCCCGATCAGCCGCGTCCCGACCGGGGCGAGCGGATCACGATCGGGTTCGACGGCGCCCAGTTCCGCGACGCCACCGCGATGATCGCCACTCACCTGGCCACCGGCTTCCAGTGGCCGCTGGGGATCTGGGAGTGCCCGCCCGGTGCCAACGATCCCGGTGGACCGGGCTGGGAGTGCCCGGAGGACGAGGTCCACGCCGCGCTGGTCGAGGCGTTCGACACCTGGGACGTGGTCCGCGTCTACCTCGACCCGCCGTATTGGGAGGGTCTGATCTCCCGGTGGGCAGGCCGGTGGGGCGACCGGATCAACGAGTGGTGGACCAACCGGCACAAGGCCATGGCCTACTCCCTGCGGGCCTACAAGGGCGCGATGCAGACCGGCGAGCTCACCCACTCCGGCGATGTGGTGTACGCCCGGCACGTGGCCAATGCCCGCAGGCGGGTGCTGAAGATGCTCGATGAGCAGGGCCAACCCCTGTGGGTCATCGAGAAGGAGCGGCACCAGTCGCCCTTGTCCATGGACGGCGCGATGGCCGGGTGCCTGTCCTGGGAGGCCCGGCGTGACGCCATCAAGGCGGGCCTGAACCGGCCGAAGAAGAGTGGACGGATGGTGGTGATGCGCTGATGGCCAGCAGCACCCTGATGGCGAACTGGCAGCCCGAGGACTGGCTGTCGTACCTCGCCCGCGCCCACGAGGCCGAGATCCCCTACCTGCGGACGCTGAATGCCTACTACGAGGGCGAACAGCCCCTCAGCTACATGCACCCGGAACTGCTGGAAGAGCTCGGTCCGCAGCTGCGGCAGGTGGTCATCAACTGGCCGCGCCTGGTGGTCGACTCGCTGGAGGAGCGCCTGGACGTGACCGGCTTCCGGTTCGCCCAGGCCGGCAGCACCGAGGCCGACGTGTCGGTCGACCAGACCACCGCAGACGACCTGTGGCGGATCTGGCAGGCGAACGGCATGGACGAGGCCAGCCAGCAGGCCCACGTGGACGCGCTGACGATGCGCCGCAGCTTCATCATCGTGGGAAGCAGCCTGACCGACCCGACCACGCCGGTGATGACGGTCGAGTCGCCGCTGCAAGTGCGGGCGGACTGGGAGCCCGGGACTCGGACCGTTCGCGCGGCGCTGAAGCGCTGGCACGACACGGACCTGATCACGGGGGCGGTCCTGAACCAGTACGCGACCCTCTACCTGCCGAACGCCACCTACTGGTACCGGCAGCTCGGTCCCACCACGTGGCAGGAGTCCGACCGGGACGAGCACGGGATGGGCGTGGTCCCGGTCGTGCCGCTGGTGAATCGGCCGCGGGTGATGCGCCCGTGGGGGACGAGCGAGCTGATTGATGTGCTGCCGCTGTCCGACGCCGCCTGCAAGGTGGCCACGGACATGATGGTCTCCGCGGAGTACCACGCGATGCCGCGACGGGTGGCTTTCGGCTTCGACGAGGACGACTTCACGGACGAGCAGGGCAACAAGGTCAGCGTGTGGTCGCGCCTGGCAGGGCGGATCTGGGCGACGGCGAAGAACCGCAAGACCGGTACCGACGGCGACGGCGCCGACGTCATCCAGTTCCCCGAGGCGAACCTCGCCAACTTCCACGAGACGCTGAACCAGCTCGCCCGCATGGTCGCCAGCCTCAGCGGGCAGCCGCCGCACTTCTTCGGCCTGGCCACCGACAACCCGCCCAGCGCCGACAGCATCCGGGCGGCCGAGATCCGGCTCATCAAGCGGGCCGAGCGCAGGCAGCGCGCCTTCGGGGGCGGCCACGGGGCCGCCGCGCGCCTCGCCTTGCGCATCCGGGACGGGGAGTGGAACCCGCGGGCCGCCTCGCTGGAGACGGTGTGGCGGGACCCGGCCACGCCCACTTTCGCGCAGATGGCCGACGCCACCGTGAAGCTCGTGCAGGCCGGGGTGATCCCGGTGGAGCAGGGCCGCGAAGACCTCGGCTACACCGCAGTCCAGCGCGAGCGGATGCGCCTGATGGACTCCGCGGCCCTGGACCGCGTGATGGGCGGGGACCTGGCCGCGCTGTACGGCCCCAAGCCGCCCATGCAGGACCCCGCGCCGGACCCGGCTCCGGCCGCCGGCGGCTGACCGGTGGCCGGGGTCCGCGAGCTGGCCACCGCGCACTACCTCCTGCAGCAGCGTGCGGTGCGCCGGGCGGCGACCCGCGCGCAGGAGGGTTGGCGGCGCATGTCGACGGCAGACCTGGACGGCTCGTGGCAGGTCGTCGCGCCACTGCTGGTCGAGGCGGTCACCGCCGGGCAGCAGGAGAACGCGTCAACCGCCGACGCCTACGTGGGCGCCGTCGTCGCCGCGGACGGCACCCGCTCCCAGCCCTCGGGGGCCGTGAACACCGCGGCGTTCGTGGGGCAGGCCGCCGACGGCCGGCCGCTCAAGTCGCTGCTGTACCAGCCGGTGATCGAGACCCGGTGGCGGATGCTGGGCGGCCAGTCCGCCCAGGATGCGCTGACCGGCTCCCTGGCGACCCTGCTGCGCGCGGTGGACACCGAGGTCGCCGATGCGGGCCGGGAGGCGGTCGGAGTGTCGATGGCCGCGAACCGGGCGGTCACCGGGTACGTGCGGATGCTCAACCCGCCGTCCTGCGCCCGGTGCGCGGTCCTGGCCGGGAAGGTTTTTCACACCGCAACGGCGTTCCAGCGGCACCCGCACTGCGACTGCACCAACGTGCCCACCACGCTGTACCGGAACACGCCGCTGATGGACCCCGAGGCGTACTTCCACAGCCTGACCGCAGCCGAGCAGGCCCGGATCTTCACCCGGGCCGGCGCGCAGGCGATCCGGGACGGCGCGGACCTCGGCCAGGTCGTCAACGCCCGCCGCGGCATGTACACCGTGGGCGACGGGCTGAAGGCGACCCGCGAGGGCACCACCCGCCGCAGCTGGTACTACCACCTGGAGCGTCGCCGGGCGATCTCCGAGGGCCTGATCCCTCCGTCGGGCGCCGGCTTCCGGCTGGGCGGCCCGCGCCTGCTGCCGGAGCAGATCTACGCCCAGGCCGGCGACCGGGACGAGGTGATCGCCCTCCTGCGCCGCTACGGCTACCTGACCTGACCGCCCGCAACGGACGGTCCCGACTCCTGCAACGGGAGCACCCGATGAGCACACCCCCCAACCCGAACCCGCCTGCCGACCCGACCCCGGCGGGCGGCCCGACCCCTCCAGCCGGGCCGCCCGCGGACCCGCCGAAGGACCCCGCCACGCCGCCGATGCCCGCAACGGGCGGTGGAGACCCGGCCCTCGGCCCGGCCGGCGAAAAGGCACTGGCGGAGTGGAAGAAGCGCGCCAAGGACGCCGAGGCCCTCGCCAAGGACCAGGCCACCAGGCTCAAGGAGTTCGAGGACGCGCAGAAGACCGAGGCGGAGAAGCTCGCTGACCAGGCGAAGGCCGCCGAGGAGCGTGCCGCGCAGGCCACCCGGCTTGCCGTCGGCGCGAAGATCGAGGCCCTGGCCACGGGGAAGTTCGCCGACCCGTCCGACGCCGTCGAGGCCCTGGCCGCAGGAAAGTTCGTCACGGACGCCGGCGACATCGACGCCGCGGGGATCACTGCGGCTCTGGACGAGCTGCTGACCCGCAAGCCGCACTGGAAGGCGGCCGGCGGGCCGCGCACGCCCGCCCCGGACCCCAGCCAGGGCGCCCGGCCCGGTGAGCCGCCGTCTCTCGACCAGCGGATCGCCGAGGCCGAGCAGAAGGGCGACATCCGGCTGGCCATCGCGCTGAAGTCGCAGCAGCTGCGCGAGCTCCAGACCAAGAAGTAGGCGCACCGGCGGTCGCCGGGCGCCGACCCGACAGCATGAGGAGGACGCCACATGGCGACCGTCAGCGGGCAGGGAACCACCTACAACCTGCCCAACTACCACGGCCAGCTCTACCAGGTCACCCCGACCGAGACGCCGTTCCTGTCCGCGATCGGCGGCCTGTCCGGCGGCAAGCGCACCAAGAGCGTCGAGTTCGAGTGGCAGACCGTCGACCGCCGCTCGTCCAGCGCGAACAACGTGGTGGTCGAGGGCAACCCGGCGCCGACCGGCACCGCGCGGGCGCGCGCGAACGTGTCCAACGTGGTGGAGATCCACCAGTCCGCCGTCGAGGTGTCCTACACCCGGCAGGCGGCGACCGGCATGTACTCCGGCATCAACATCGGCGCCGACGACAACCCCGTCACGGACGAGCTCACCAACCAGATCATGGCCGAGCTCCAGTCCATGGCCGTCGACGTCGAGCAGTCCTTCCTGGTGGGCACCTACCAGAAGCCTGCCGACAACAGCACCCCCCGCAAGACCCGCGGCCTGCTGACCGCGATCGCCACCAACGTGAACGCCAACGGCGGCACCGGGCGGGCGATCTCCAAGAGCATCGTGGACTCCACGCTGTCGACCATGTTCACCAACGGGGCACCGCTCAACCAGGACACCACCGTGTTCATGGTCGGGCCCGCCCAGAAGGTGGCCCTGTCCAACCTCTACAGCACGGCGACGCTGTCGCAGCCGACGATGTCCCGCACCATCGCGGGCTACAGCTTCGACACGATCGTCACCGACTTCGGGACCTTCGGCGTGATGCTCGACCGGTGGATGCCCGCCGGGCAGCTCGGAATCATCGACCTGTCGGTGTGCGCCCCGGTGTGGCTGGAGATCCCCGGCAAGGGCCTGCTCTTCGCGGAGATGCTCGCCAAGGTCGGCGCCTCGGAGAAGTGGCAGCTGTACGGCGAGGTCGGCCTGGAGTACGGCCCGGAGACCTACCACGGCCTGATCAAGGACCTTCTGTAAGGAGACGCCGGCATGGCGAAGTTCAGCAGCGAGAAGTACCCGGGCCTGATCCTGCAGGACGAGAAGGGGGTGTGGGCCCAGTTCGTTCGGGGCGAGTTCGAGACCTCGGACGCTGCCGTGATCAAGCGGCTGAAGGCGCTCCCCGAGTCCGAGGGCATCACCGAGGTCAAGGCGCCGGCCAAGGGCGCCGACGACCCGGGCGACGGCGGCGACGGGAAGTAGGTCGACATGGCCGACTTCGCCACCGTGGAAGACCTGCGGGGACGCCTGCTCGGCCGGGACCTGACCGCGGACGAGGAGGCGAAGGCACCCCAGTACCTTGCCGACGCCTCCGCGATCATGCGGGGGCGCTTCCCCAGCCTCGACACCAACACGCCGGAGACGGCAGTCGGCGTGTGCTGCGCGATGGTCCTGCGGGTCTTCCAGAACCCGGATGGCAAGCGGATCGAGTCGATCGACGACTACTCGTACACGATCGACTCGGCCCGCTCGGCCGGCGAGCTCTACCTCAGCGATGCCGAGGCGGCCCAGCTCCGACCGGCCCCGCGCACCGCGTTCAGCATCACGCCCGGCGCACCGGCGGTGTGCGATGGGCCTTGACGGACTGCTCGCCCGCGCCCGAGCAGCCCACGAGGGCCTGATGGCGGCCGCTGGCGACACCGTGCGCATCCACCGCCCCGGGCCGCCCGTGTTCGACCAGACCACCGGCGAGGAGACCCCCGGGGCCGACCTGGTGCTGTACGAGGGCCCCGCACGTGTGAAGAGCCTGGCGCGGACCGACACCGAGGTGCAGGCCGGCCAGGAGGAGTTGCGGCTGCGGGACTACGAGGTGGCGGTGCCCTGGTCGGCATCGGTACCGGCCGGGGAGGTCATCAGGCCGGGTGACCAGATCCTCATCACGGCCGCCGCGGACCAGCGGCTGAGTGGCAGCACTCTGTGGGTCACGGGCCGTCAGTTCGGCAGCCTCACCAGCGCATGGCGGATCTACGCCGAGGACAGGGAGGCGTGAGCGTGGGCATCGACCTGACCGAACTGGAGGCACTGGCCGCGGACATCGCCCGCACCGAGGCGGCAGTGGCCGCCGAGGGCGCTGCGATCGTGAAGCGCGGCGCGCAGAACATCAAGACCGGGTGGGCCGCCAACGCGCGGGCCTCGGCGCCCGCGCACGCCCCGGCCTACCCCGCCTCGGTCTCCTACGACGTCACTGAGGCGCCTGGCGTCATCGAGGCGGAGATCGGGCCCGACAAGGAGCGCCGTCAGGGCGCGCTCGGCAACCTGCTGGAGTTCGGCAGCGTGCACAACCCGCCGCACAACGACGGCGGCCGGGCCCTGGACGACGAGGAGCCGCGGTTTGTGGAGCAGGCGACCGCGCTCGCCGAGCGGGCGACCACGCTGTGACCGCCCCGCCGGCGGTCCTCCCGCACCGCAACGCGATCCTGGCGGCACTCGCCGGCGCCGGCCTGGCGGTCGGTGAGGGCGTCGCACCTGCCACCGTGCCGACCACCGGCATGTACGTCGTCCTCTACATGGACCCGGGCCGGGCGGTCTCGGAGTCGCTGGCCGACCAGCGCACCGACCTATCCACGACCTTCCAGGTGACTTGCGTCGCCCCGACGGTCGAGAAAGTGCTGTGGCTCGCCGACCGCGTGCGGGGCGCCCTCTTCGCCGCGCCTGCGGTCGATGGCCGGTCGGCGTGGCGGCCGGAAGAGCTCGGCGGGCCGCCCGTCCAGCGCGACGACGGGGTGACGCCGCCGCTCTTCTACCTGCCGGTGCAGTACCGGCTCTACTCGACGGCCGCCTGACGGCCTGACCCATCAACCCCAGCCCCGGACCGGCCGGGGCTTCGTCATGCCCAGGGAGGGCACCATGTCTGACCTCATCGGTGACGGCCAGTACCGGGTGTGGTGGGCCACCACGCTCGCCGACCCGTCCGCCCCGACCGTGACCGAGCTGGGCACGGCGAAGGACTTCACCACCCGCATCACCCCGGACGGCCTCCAGACCAACCCGACGACGGCGGACGTGGACACCGGCAGCCTCGCGTCGACCGTCGACACCAACGAGGTCGGGCGCGTCGGCTACGACATCCAGCTCACGTTCAAGCGCGGGACCGGTACGGACGAGGACGTGCCCTTCACGACGCTGACCTACGGCGTGCACGGCTTCCTGGTCATCCGCCGGGGCGTCGCCTACACGCAGGAGGTGGCGGCCGACGATGTGGTCGAGGTGTACCCGGTCGTCTGCGGAGAGCAGCAGCCCCAGGCCGCCGCGAAGAACGAAGTGCTCAAGTTCACCAGCCCGATGAAGGTCACCGGCAACACCGTCACCAACGCGATCGTGACGGCGGGGTCCTGACGTGCCCGACATCACCGAGATCCTCAAGCGGGCCAAGCCCCGCGAGACGACCGTCCCGATCTACCTCGCGGGGGACGTGGCCGCCGAACTGGAGCGCCTGGAACGACAGCTGGCCGACGTCGGCGGGGACGCGTGGGCAGCGGACAGCCTCGCCGACACGGACCCGCGCGAGCCGATCGCCCGCAAGATCGAGGCGGCCCGCAAGAAACTCAAGGCGTCCGAGGTCGAGTTCCGGTTCCGGGCTCTCCCGGACAAGGGGTGGTCTGACCTGCTCGCGGAGCACCCCGCCAAGGAAGAGGGGCAGCTGTTCGACGCGGCCACCTTCCCCCGGGCCTTGATCGCGGCGTGCGCCGTCGATCCGGCCATGACGCCGGAGCAGGTGGACGAGCTGTACGCGGTCCTCAACCACGCCCAGCGCAACGCCCTGTTCGACGGGGCGTTCGGGGTGAACACGGAGGGGACGCAGATCCCTTTCTCCGTGACCGCCTCCGCGATCCTCGCGGGCCGCACCGCCGGGAAGTAGAGACCGCGCGGGCCTGGGGGGTTCCGCGCAGCGTGTTTCTCGGCAGGCCGTGGCCGGGCCCCGGCGAGCCGCTGTGGCTTGCCGAGGACCGGGCGTGGGCGCTCGCCCTGGCCGAGGTCGAGGCGGATGCCTGCCCGGACTGTGGCCAGCCCTGGTCCGAGGCGTCGGCACCGGAGGCCGCCGACGGGGCCGGATACGACGCGGACCTGGTCCGCTGCCACGCCTGCGCCACCGGCGCGACGGCGGTCGAGGCGCATGAGCGCGACGGCGGCAAGACGCACGGATTGCACGTGGTGATCAGCAAGAGGGGGTGACGCTGTGGCGGACCGTACGGTGACCGTCCGGCTCCGGCTGGACTCGTCGCAGTGGACGGCCGGGCAGTCCTCGGCCGTGGCCGGCACGCAGCGGCTGGCCACCACCGCACAGTCCGCGGCGACGGCGGCCGAACGGTCCGCGCAGCGCACCGCTGCCGCGGTGTCCGGCACGTTCCGCGGGATGGCCGCGCAGGGCACCGCCGCCCTCGACGGCCTCGGTGTGGCCGCCTCGCGGTCGTCGCAGGCCCTCGCCGCCCAGGTGACCGCCGCGACCCGGACCACGGCGACGGCGGCCACCGCCGCATCGCGGACGACCGAGCAGGCATCGGCGACGGCCGCCGCATCCACCCGCCAGATCGCGGCCGCAGCCGGCGAGATTCCGGCGGCCTTCCGATCGGCCACGGCCGCCGCATCGGCGTCCCTGGCCCGCCTCGACGTGACCAACCAGGCCGCCCAGGCGGCCACCACACGGACAGCGCTCGCGCAGCGCCAGGCACTCACCGCCGGCGCCGCCGCGATCACCCAGGCCGCGTCCGGCATCGGAACCGTCACCACGTCCGGGATCGCGGGCATGTCCAGCCTCGGGGTGGCGGCCCGGCTCAATCTCGCCCAGGCGACGGCCGCATCTCAGACGGCGACGACTGCGGCGACTGCTGCCGTTGCTCGGGTCACGACAGCGGCGCACCTCACGTCCATGGGCGCGAGCTCGGCGGCGGCCGGCGCCGCCGACGCCGTGGCCCGCGCCAACGCCAACGCCGCAGCCCTGTCGAGCACGTTTGGCGCTACGGCGGCCCGGGCCCGCACGATGGGCAGCTCGGTCGTGACCGCCGCCGGCAACAGCGAGAAGGCGCTGAAGAGCGCCCGGACCGCGTCTCTGGGGCTGGTCGCCGTCTTCGCCGCAGCCGTCTACGCGAACGCCCGGTTCGAGACCGCCATTTCCGGGGTGAAGGCGGCTACGCAGGGCACCACCAAGGAGCTGACCAGCCTGCGGCAGGCGGCCATCGACGCCGGCTCCGGCACGCAGTACAGCGCGACCCAGGCGGCCGACGCGGAGACCGAGCTGGCCAAGGCAGGCGTGTCCACGTCGGACATCCTCGGAGGCGCGCTCAAGGGCACACTCAGCCTCGCGGCGGCCGGGCAGATGGATGTGGCCGACTCCGCGGTCGTCGCCGCCAAGGCGATGAACTCGTTCGGCCTCAGCGGCAAGGACATGAGCCACATCTCCGACGTGATCGCCGCCGCGGCCGGCAAGTCCGCGACGGACGTGCACGGCATGAGCCTGGCCATGGCCCAGTCTGCTCTCCTGGCACACCAGACCGGTCTCAGCCTGGAGCAGACCGCCGGTGCCCTGGCACTCTTTGCGCAGAACGGGTTGGAAGGAAGCGACGCCGGCACCAGCCTCAAGACGATGCTGATGCGGCTCACGCCGCAGTCCGCCGAGGCCCGCGCCGAGATGGACAAGATCGGCTTCTCCGCCTACGACGCCTCCGGGAACTTCGTCGGCTGGTCGAAGACCGCCCAGAACCTCCAGAACTCGCTGCGCGGCCTGTCCCCGCAGGCCCGCAACTACGCCCTGTCCGTCATCTTCGGCAGCGATGCGATCCGGGCAGCGACGATCGTGGCGCAGGCCGGCGCGAAGGGCGTCGACCAGTGGACGAAGGCGGCCAACGACAGCGGGTACGCGGCACGGTACGCGGCGACCCAGACCGACAACCTCGAAGGCGACGCGCGTCGCCTGGCCAGCGCCCTGGAGACCGCCCTCATCTCCAGCGGCACCGCCGCCAACGGCATGCTGCGCGACATGGCGCAGGCCCTGACCAGCGTGGTGCGCTGGTACTCCAACCTGCCGCCGCAGGTGCAGCAGTCCGTCACAGTCCTGGGCGGGATGGTCGGCGTCGTCGGCCTCATCTCGACCGGACTCCTGCTGCTACTGCCCCGGATCGTCACCGTCGGCCGCGAGCTGAAGAACCTCGGCGTGACCGCGGCCGGCACCCGCACGGCCCTGATGGGTATCGGCCGGCTCACTCTCGTCGTCGGCGTCCTCACCGCCCTCACGATGGCCTCGGACAAGCTCACCGCCGCTATCCGCGGCCCGGGCCCCGACGTCGCCAAACTCACCGACCAGTTGGTCGACCTGGCCCAGTCGGGCAAGGCGACCGCCGGCAGCGTGAAGGAACTCGACGGGTTCGGCGACGCGGTCGCCCGCATCGCCCACCCGTCGACCCTCAACCGCCTCGACGACATCGCATCCAGCGTCGGCCACCTCGGCCTGACCGGGTCAAAGGTCGGGTCCTACACGGACGCCAAGAACAAGATCAACGCACTGGACGAGAGCCTTGCCCAGCTGGTGCAGTCCGGTAGCACCGACCTGGCGGCCAAGGCGTTCACCAAGATGGCCACCGAGGCTGAGAAGTCCGGCACGTCCACCAGCAAGCTGCGCGGCATGCTGCCCAAGTACGCCGACGCGCTCGCCACGGCGGATGCCCAGCAGAAGCTGGCCACCACGGGCAGCAAGGCATTGGGAGACCAGGCGTCGACCACCGCCGACGACCTGCAGGACACCCGCACCGAGGTCGAGAAGCTGACCGACGCGCTCGACTCCCTGAACGGGAACGCGATCAGCTCGGCGCAGGCCTCGATCTCCTTCCAGCAGTCCCTCGCGGACCTCAAGACGGCTGTGAAGGAGTCCGGGCACAGCCTGGACGACACCACGGCCAAGGGCCGGGCGGTCAAGGGCGCGTTCCTGGACGCGGCGGACGCGGCGATGAAGCACGCCGAGGCCGTGGCGACTCAGACGAACAGCCAGGCCGCGGGCAACAAGGTGTTGGCGCAGGACGTGGATGCGCTCAAGGCTCAGATGCTCGCGCTCGGGTTTTCCAAGACGGCCGTGGACAAGCTGCTCAAGTCCTATGCCCAGGTGCCGGCATCGGCGGTGACGAAGGTGTCGGCACCGGGGGCAGAGACGACCGCGGCGGAGCTGGACGCGATCCGCAAGAAGGTCGCCGCGGTGCCGGCCGGGAAGAGCATCACGGTCACGGCCCCGTCGGCGGCGGCGATCGCCGACCTCAAGGCCATCGGCTACAAGGTCACCAGCCTGCCCAACCACACGATCAAGATCAGCGTGCCGACGTCCGGCCAGACGACGGCCGTGGCCCGCCTCAAGGCCCAGATCCAGGCTCTGCGGGACCGGACGGTGGTGCTCACGATCGAGCAGCGCGTGAAGTCCGGCGCCATGACCAGCCAGGGCGCGAAGAACGCGATCGAGACGCGGGCCAACGGCGGCCTGATCGGGCACGCGGCCAACGGACTGTACGTGCCCGGGTACCAGCCGCGCGTCGACTCCGTCCCTGCTGTCCTCAGCCCCGGCGAGGGCGTCCTGGTCCCGGAGGCCGTGCTGCGCCTCGGTGCCCTGACGGGGCTCGGCCCCGCCGGCGTCATCAAGGCCCTCAACTCGTGGGGCCGGTACGGGACCACGGCATTCGCCGACGGCGGCCTGGTGGGCAGCTTCACCTACTCGGGCGGACTCGTCAGCGTCGGCACGGACGACCCGCGGACCCGTTTCGACAACCTGGTCGATAAGCTGCGGGACGCCTGGTCCACCTATCGGTCCGCGGTCAAGGATCTGGCTGCGGTGAAGAAGGACAAGACGTCCACCTCGTCGCAGCGCAAGGCGGCGCAGTCTGCGGTCAGCTCCGACCTGGCCAAGGTCAAGTCCCTCGACTCCCAGCTCGGCCTACCGTCGGGGGCGGCACCTCCGACGACGCTGAACCTGACCGCCTACCAGAAGCAGCTGACGGACAGTGTCGCCGCGACGAACAAGTGGCGCACCAACCTGGCGAAGATCGGCAAGCGCGGCGGCACGGAAGTGCAGCAGCTGCTCGCCGATATGGGGACCGCCGGATACAGCCTGGTCAATGAGCTGGCCGGCGCATCGACGAAACAGTTCAACGCCATCGTGGCCAACCTCAAGAAGTTGGACGACACCGCGAAGGCGTCTATCGCGGACTACACGCAGCAGCTGAACACCGCGAACACCGCCAACAAGACGTTCCAGCAGAATCTGCTGAAGCTGGCGGCGATGGGCGATACGGCGCTCGCCTCGCAGCTGGCCGCCCAGGGCGACGACGCGGCCGCGGCCGTGGCCGCCGCGGCGGTCAAGTCGTCCTCGGCGGCGTCCAGCGCGAACAAGGCCGCGCAGGCGAACGCGGCGCTGCTGTCCTCGGACGACCTGGCGAACGCGGTCACGCTGCTCGGGGTCCTGCGGGCGCACCCGGGCGCGGGCATCGCCGACGTCCTGGCCGCCGGCCTGGACTGGGCGACCGTGCAGGCCCTCGCGCCGAAGATCGCCACCCAGATCAAGGCGGTGTCGGGCAGCGGCGAGTTCGTGAGCGAGATGCGGGCGCAGGGCGTGGCGATGGCCCGGGGCGGCATCCTCAACCGGCCCACCGTGGTCCTGGGCGCGGAGGCCGGCCACACCGAGTCCTGGATCCCGTGGGACGGGTCGGCCCGGTCAGCGGCGCTGCTGACCGCGACAGCGCGCGGCATGGGCTACCAGCTGGTGCCCGCCAGCCGGTACTCCGGCGGCGGCCAGGCGGCCGGCGCGGTGCCGCAGCAGGTGACCCGGCACAACGAGGTGCACCTGCACGGCGCCAAGCAGAGCAGTGCCGAGCAGCTGCACGACGTGGTCCGGCATCTCACCTTCATCGGCTGACGGAAGGGGGCGCGGTGTACGTACCAGGCACGGACACGGCCGGCCTCCAGGTCGACCTCGGCGGGCTGCGCTTCAACGCGGTCGACTCGGCCGGGGTGGCGTGGCGGATCGCTGCGGACGGCGGCCTGGCCGGATGGGACGGCCCGGCCGTCCGCGGCGACTGGACGGAGCGCGAGGCAGACCACGGCGCGTGGGCGCCCACCGTCTACCTCGGCGCCCGGCCCATCACCATCGCGGGCACGATCATCGCCCCGGACCGGCCGGCGTTGGACGACGCGATGGAGCGGCTCCGGACCGCCGTCGGCCTCGGCGACACGGTGCTGACGGTGTACGAGACGGTGCCCAAGCGGGCGGTCGTCCGGCGCTCCGGGCAGCTGCTCATCCAGTACGTCACCGACCGGATCGCCTCGTACAGCCTGATGGTCACCGCTGCGGATCCGCGACGGTACGCCGTCGACCCCGCCACGGTGGTCTTGTCCCTGCCGATGGTCAGCGGCGGTCTCACCTTCCCGCTGACCTTCCCCATGTCGATCCCGGCGACGGTGGCGATCAGCGACAGCACCGTGACGAACGACGGCACGATCGAGAGTCGCCCGACCATCACGATCGCGGGCCCGGTGTCGCAGCCGCAGGTGACCGTCACCGGCCCCGACGGCGTCGCCCGCACGCTGCTGTACAGCGGGGACATCGCCGCCGGCGACTGGCTGGCGCTCGACACGGACGCGCACACGGTCCTCTACAACGGCCTCGCGAACCGGCGTGCCCTGCTGACCGGCCCGTGGGCGGGCCTGCCGCCCGGCGACTCCGGTGTCGCGTTCCGCGCGGGCGCCTACTCCGCGGCGGCTACCTGCACCATCACCTACCGATCCGCGTGGATGTGAGGCACCCGTGACCATCACCGCGTTCCCTCTGAACGCCTCCGGCGGCGCGCCGGCCTACAGCTCCCAGCAGTTCCGGGACGCGCTGGCCGTGCTGCTCTCGCCGGGCGCCTCCGGGCTCCAGGTGCAGCCCGGGGTGCGGCCCGGCCCCGGCCTGGACGTCACCGTGGCAGGCACCACGGTGACGGTGTCGGCGGGCGTGGCCGTGATCCAGGGCGGCTCCAGCACCGTGCAGGGCCCGTACATGCTGGTCGCCGACGCGGCCACGACGCTGACGCTGACCGCGGCCGACGGCACCAATCCCCGTGTGGACCTGGTGTATGCGCAGGTGCGGGACACGGACGCCGACGGGTCCGGCGCCCGGGACGGGGCGATCCTCTACCTGGCCGGCGCGCCCGCGGCGTCTCCGGTCGCGCCGACCCCGTCGGGGGTGGCGTCGTGGATGCCGCTGGCCACGATCAGCGTGCCCAAGAGCGGCGGTGGCTCGGCGGTTGTGTCGACGGCGGCGCGGCCGTACACGGCGGCGGCCGGTGGCCTGACCGTCGGCGCGGTGGCCCCGCCGTCCCCCTACACCGGGCAGCTGTGGGATTCCGGCGACGGCACCCGCCGGTGGGACGGCACCCGGTGGCGGTACCTGACGTATGAACCGGTGGCCAACACCCAGCAGGCCGCGCCCCCGTTCGACACCACGAACGCGTTCACCGATTTCCTCGCCGCGAGTTGGGCCCCCATCACCGTGACGGTGCCGCCGTCCGGGATGGTCAGGGTCACCATCAGTGCGGACATCATCAACACCAACACCTCGACCAGCACGGTCCATGCGGCATGGCGGGCCTCCGGCGCGGTCACCATCGCCGCCGGCCCGTACAACGCGCTGTCGACGTGGGGCAGCCGCGTCGCCGGGTCCCGCACCCGGCTCATCCAGGGCGCGGCCGCCGGCCAGGCCCTGACGATCACTCCGCAGTGGATGATCTCCAGCGGGAACTCGTCGACGGCGACGCTCCAGGGCGGCACGCTGGAAGTGACCCCCGTCGCATGACTCCGGTGATCCTGGACTGGTACGGCTGCGATCTGCGCTCCGGGCAGATCGTCGCGGAGCTGCGCGGCACGGCCACCGACCAGCCGCTGTCCCGCAAGCTCGGCGCCTCGACCACGAGTTCGCTGACGTTGCCGCTGGACGGCGCCCCGGCCGGCTGGGAGTCCGCGACCACCCCGGGCCGCACCATGCTGGTGCCCTGCGACCGGGCCACCGGGCAGCCGATCACCGCGGGGCTGACGCTGACCCGGGCCGGCGGCACCGATGCGACGCTCTCCCTCGGGATCGCCTCGCCGGAGGCGTACTTCGACCGCCGCTACGCCGCCCCCGGGACGTTCGTGGGCGTCGACCAGGCCGTCATCCTCACCAGCACCGGCGCGCCCCTCGCGGTCGACGCGCCGCCGTTCGTGTTCGACGCCCCGGACACCGGCATCCTCGGCACCTATGAGGTCGATGACGGGGACGACCGCACCATCCTCAGCGTCTGGCAGGAGCTGATGGACCAGGACGGCGGCCCGGAGTGGACCGTGGACGTGCGCTGGAACGCGACCGGCACCGGGTTCGAGCTGCCGGTCCGGATCCGGGCCGCGTCCGGCATCGGCGTCGTCACCGACCGGCCGATGGCCGTCTTCGACCTGCCCGGCTGCATCAGCCAGTACACGCTGACCGAGTCCTACGAGGACGGCAAAGGGGCGACCAGCGTGCGCGCCTACGGGGACGGTGAGGGCGACGCCCGGCTCAAGTCGGCCGACCACACCGCCGACGCCCTGCTCGCCGCCGGGTACGCCCTCTGGGAGTACCGCTACACCCCGGCCAGCACGACGACCGACCCCGTGGCGCTCGATGCCGGCGCCGCCGGAACCCTCGCCGCGGTGGCGGCCGGCAGCTCGGTGTGGGACGTGACGGCCACCGCGTCCGCGGCCCCGCGGCTCGGCGCCGACTTCGCCCTCGGGGACAGCGTTGGCGTCCAGATCGAGCGCAGCCCCCGGCACCCGGGCGGCGCCACGACGGTGGCCCGCTGCTGGGCCTGGGAACTCGACCCGGGCGCCGACACGGTCCGGCCCGTCCTGGTCCAGGACGATGAGGAGGCGTAGATGCCGCGCAGGATCGACCAACTACCACCAGACGCCACGACGCTGGCCCGGCGCATCGCCGCCCTGGAGCGGGAGGTGCGCGAGCTGCGCGCATCCCGCCGCATGAGCAACGCCACCGTGTCCGGGGGCGACACGACCATCACCGGGGCACGTATCCAGACCGCCACCTCCGGGCCGCGGATCGTCCTGGACAGCGTCGACGGCAGCGTGCAGGTCTACGACGCCGACAACAACCTCACGAACTACGTCGGCGGCAAAGACCGCAACATGCTCTTCAACCAGGCGGGTTTCCCCGACGGCGAGTACGTCGGACTACTTCTCGGCAACCTGGTCCTCGGGGTGGGCAACGGCCTGGGAGACATCGACCTCAGCACGGTCGGCCTGATCGGCGTCCTCGGTGACAGCTCCGGCATCGTCCTGCAGTCCGCGGCCAATGCGGACAGCCCCGACAGCCATTTCGCGATCCTCAAATCGGGGAACAGCACGGCGCCGCGCGGCGCAACGGCAGCTCCCCATATCGAGCACGACGGAGACGTGTGGGTCACCGGCGCGGTCGTCGCCGCCGCGTACCCGCCCTCTGGCGGAGACGCGGCGGCCGCCACCTGGCAGACCCCCACCTGGAACACGGGCTGGGCCGGCACCGACACCCTCGGCACCATGTCCGGCTACCGCACCCTGCAATGCCGCCTCGACGCCGAGGACAACGTATGGGTGCTCGGCGCCGCCGGACTCACCAGCGGAACCGCCAGCAGCATCTGCACGCTGCCCGACGGCTACTGGCCACCCAGCGGCTCACGCGTGCTGCTGCCCGCCTATTTCAACAAGGCGGGCAGCATCTCGACCGGATTCGTGCAGGTCACCGAGGCGGGCGTCATCAACTCCAGCCAGAGTCTCGGGGGCACCGCCCCCGCAGTGAACACCCAGGTCTTCGTCAACGGCCGTTTCCCTCTCGGCAATCTCTCTTAGGAGTTTCTCGTGACCCTCGCGACCGCCCCCGACAGCGGCTACGCCCCCACCAGCGTCGAGCTGTACATGCAGGGCATCGACGCGGAGAACACCAGTAGCGACATCCTGCGCGTCACCGTCCCCTACGGCGGGACGTTCTGCACCGACCAGTTCGTGGCCGACGTTCAGGCGGCCATGGCGACGGCCGTGCTCGCCGCATACCCGGGGGGCACCGTGTCCCTGGCCACCCTCACCTACATCGGCCAGGCCACCGTCACGACGACCGACGCGACCTCCCAGGAGGCCACGTCGTGACCGTGCACGGCGTGGATGTCGCCTCGTACCAGGCCACCGACTTCCCTACCTCCGGCCTGGCGTTCGCCTTCGTCAAGGCGACGGAGGGCACCGGGTACGTCAACCCGCTGCATGCCGCGCAGGTGGCGCACGCCCGCGCCACGGGCCTGCTGGTGGGCCACTACCACTACGGCAAGGGCGGCTCGGTCGCGGCCGAGCTCGCCCACTTCCTCGGCACCATCGCGCCTCAGCTGAAGACCGGGGACCTGCTCGCGTTCGACTGGGAGGAGACCGCGGTCTCCTGTGCCGAGAAGGACGACTGGATCCGATCCGCCCAGGCCCGGCAGCCCGCGCACCGCGTGCTCCTGTACTGCAACCGCGACTTCTGGCTCAACCGCGACACGACCTCGTTCTGCGGAGACGGCCTGTGGATCGCCGACCCGTCGTCGAGCGCTGGCCACCCGCGGGTGCAGCACGCGTGGACCGTGCACCAGTACAGCTCCAGCGGCGGCATCGACCACAACGTCGCCGCCTTCGCCGACCGGGCCGCGCTCGCCGCGTGGGCCGCCAAGACCACCAGTTCCCAGGAGGACGACGACATGCCCACCGCACAGGACGTCTGGGACGCAGACGTGATCCCGGCCTCAAGGCCGCCGTTCGCCAACGACGACTACTACAAGGCCGACGGCAAGACCCCCAACAACACCACCTGGCGGCCCGCCTACACCTTGCAGACCATCACCGAGGCCGGCCGGGAGACGTTGGACCTGGTCAAGGCCATGGGCCCCGACGTAGCCGCGCTCAAGACCCAGGTGGCCGCCCTGACCGCCACCGTCCAGACCCTCGCCTCGAAGGTCGGCAGCGGCGAGGACGTGCAGTCGATCGTGACCGCCGTCGACAACGCGATCAAGGACGCCGTGATCCGCGTGGCCGTCACCGACGGCACGGCCTCTCCAGCCTCCTGACGCGCTATCAGCGCTCCCAGGGGCGCCCGGACGCTGTCCCGGGCCGCTCAGGCGCATGGCGACCAGCGGCACGGAAGCAGCGCCAGGACCAGAGCGCGAAGCCGACAGCGAACAGGTAGCCGAACACGCCGCCGCTGACGGCCGCCGTCACAGCCATCGCAGCGAGGAACAGCCCCAGTAGCACGAAGAGCCACTTCTTCACATTTCCCCCTCGTCCGGTGCGCGCAGCGTAGCGCCGCCCGGTGATCGCCCGCGGCCGAACGTGCCGCCCCAGAAGAACGGAACGACCCATGAACCGCAGATTCCTCCTGGACCTCGGCGAGCGGACGGTCGCCACCTACGCCCAGGCGTGGGCCGGCCTGCTATTGGCCGACAGCACGCACCTGCTGTCCCTCGGTGCCGCCCGCGCGGCCGCGATCGCCGCTCTCCCGGCCGCGCTGGCCGTCATCAAGGGCGCCCTGGCCGGGTCCGTCCTGGTGTCTGGTACCGCCTCGGCGCTGCCCGCACCGGCGGTCCCGTCCTCAGCGGTCGCGCAGGCCCCGTCGGAGACCCCGGTCGCGGTCGCCGCGGAGTGATCGTGGACGACCCGGGCGGCCTGCTCGGCATCGGCTCCGGCTGGGCCATCGTCGCCTACGGCGTCCTCGCGATCCTGCGCGGCCAGCTCGTACCCCGCCGCACCCATGACGACAAGGTCCGGGAAGTCGAGTACCTGCGCGACGCCCTTAAGGTGTCGGAGGAGGCGCGGCGGGCCGCGCAGCAGCAGGCTGCGGAGCTGACGGAGCTGGCGCGGACCGGGGTTCATGCCCTGTCGGCTCTCCCGCACGGGGAGGTGACAGACCGTGTGCCGGATCGCACGACTGCTGCGCCGCCGCAGGGGTGAGACGCCGGGTCAGGCTGATGCGCGGGCCGCGTTGGCCCGGGCGGAGGCGGCCCGGGACGAGGTGGCCAGTCGGGGGGCGGAGGTGGCGGAGGTGGCCGCAGAGCTGCGGGAGTGGCGGGAGCGCAACCACTTCGCGGAGAGGTTCCGTGAGGCGCTGGGGGGTGGTGCTCGATGACGTGGACGCAGTGGGCGAACGCTGCCGCGTCCTGCGCGGTGTTCGCGGCCGCGCTGGTGTTCTGCGTGACGTACCACCGGCTCGCCCCGTGGCGGGCCAGCGAGACAGGCCGGCACGTCATGGCCGTCACTGCGGTAATCGGCCTGCTCGGGGCGTACACGGCGGTGATCTCGCTATGGCCGGGGGCGGCGCCGCCGCTGCGCGTGGTCCGGATCGTGGTGGTGCTGGCGATGGCCGGCCTGCTGGTACAGCGCACGTTCATGGTGATCCGGGCCCAACGGCACCGGTGAGAAGGAACGATCCTGCCCCCGCCCGGCCACGCGCCGGCGGGGGCCTTTCGCCATGCCCTAGATCAGCGCAGCGCCTCGATGGCCTGCACGATCAACGCGCGCGCGTCCGCTCCATACACGGCGTGTGCGGCCAGCTCGGTGAAGGTGTCGGCGTACTGCGCGATCTCCGGGGCCTGGGTGAGGGTCAGGTAGCCGGAGACCAACTCGACGCTCACCTGCGCCGAGTCGAACAGCCAGAAGCCTTCGACCGGCATACGGGTCCGGTCCGGCCCGGCAGGGATGATGCCGACGCTGATGTTCGGTAGCGCGCTGATCGTGATCAGGTGGCCGAGCTGCCCGATCATCACCTCCGCGCCGCCTATGCCCGACCGCAGGACGGACTCTTCAAGCAGGAACGCCCACGTCTTCCCGGGCTGGTGGAGCAGCTGCTGGCGTTCCATCCGAGCGTCGAGGGCCGCGGCGACGTCGTCGACTTCGACGCGCCGGCGCTGGACCGCGCGCAGGACGGCCTCGGTGTAAGTGCGGCTCTGGACCAGGCCGGGAACGAACCACGAGGAGTAGGCCCGGAACCTGGTGGTGCGCTCGAACAGGGGGAGGACGGCGACCTGCGCGCGGCGGAGGCCGGCGCGCTCCATCCGCCGCCACTCGACGAACATGCCCTCGACGGCCCGGAGTGATGCGACCAGGTCCGGCGCCTGGTCGTCGGCGGAGCAGGCGCGACACCATGCCCTGACGTCCTCGGCGGACGGCGCGGTGTGGGCGTGCTCGATGCGGCTCACCTTGGACGGGTACCAGTCGCAGGCTGCGGCCAGGTCCCGGCCGGTCAGGCCGGCATCCCGGCGGATCTCGGCCAGTCTGTCGGCCAGGACCCGGCGGGCCTGCTGAACGCTGGACGATGCAGACGTTCCCATCGGGTCAGGGTGCCGGAGTGAACTCCGCGTGCGGGACAGCCCGTTCCCACACCGCTTCGAACGCGCCGGTGAGCACCTTGGCCAGGGCCGGATCGTCGCGGTACTCGCGGCCGTCCTGCGCGAGTTGCCCTTCGCCGGTGAAGTGGTGGAAGAGCACTGTCTCGTCGTCGAACACCCAGAAGTCCGTGGCCGGCACGAGGAGGTCGGCGGCGAGCCGCCGGGGCAGCCAGCGGACGTCTTCCCCTGCCGCGATGTTGCCGGCGGTCAGATCGTGCTCGTACAGCCCGTAGGGGTGTAGCGGTTCGGAGACGACACGTGCCCGGCGCACAGCGACGCCGCGGCTGTTGGCTGCGGCCACGGTCTCGTGCCATCCGTTCCACCAGGAGCTGCGGTCGGCGATGTCGAGCCGGTGGCCTCGCTGGTAGGCCACGAATCCGGGGTCGTCGAGCATGTAGCTGTCCCGCAGTTCCAGGTGGATCGCGGACCGCTCGGCGCGGGCGAGGGCTTCACGTGCTGGGGGTTGCACTCGGGTCTCCGTTGGGGCGGGGGAGGAACTGGAGCATGCGGGCGGGCAGACGGATCACGGTCTCCCCATCGGGAATGTCGGTGGAGTGGCCGGGGATAGAGCCGACGCGCTTCGCCTCGTCGACGGTGCTGGCGTCGGCCTCGTGCGACTGGATGATCAGGTCGCCGGTCTCTTCGTGCAGCCAGATGGTCGGCGATTCATCAACAGGGCTCTCGGGGTCGACTCCCAGGAACTTTAGGGACACGGTGTCCTCGTTTCCGAGTGGATTGCACGGGATTCCACAGACTGTCACCCGCCGCCAAGATGCCGTCAAGAGCACATCGAGCCAGCAGGGAGGCGTGCGCAAGCCTCGCGAGTGAAGCACCGCAGAATCTCGCAGAATCTTCTATGGCCCGGGATGCCCACGTCCCTAGCGTCGAGGTTGGCCCGCGCCGGGTGACTGTGCGGCGGGCAGCAGAATGCCCCGCGCCGTGCGACCGGCCGGGGCAGTGGCCACGCCGTGAGGGGCGAGCATGCGCGACGATACCTGGAACTCCTGGGTCATGACATCCACGCCGGTCACAGCGGTGACCGTGCACCGGGATGGGCGGCGGGAGCAGCGCCGGTCCTACGCCGTGCACGCGCCGGGCGTGGTGCCGCCGGACGGGATGACCGTGCAGTGCATCAAGGACTGCTGCGTACCGGCCGGAGAGTCGGCGTGACCGCCCGGACTGCGGCCCGCACTGTCCGCGGCCTCCTCGATGAGCAGCTGCGTACGCCCCGGGTACGCCACCTGGAGACCGCCTGCGTCGCGGTCGCCACCACCCGGTCCTTGCCGCAGCTGCTGGCCGAGCTCGACCAGGTCCTCGCCGAGCCCCTGCCGTCGGAGAGCGGGTGGCGGCTGGAGGTCTTGGTGTCCGTGCTCTACCACCACGCTGGCGCGACGCTGGCGCTGACCCGAACCCTGCGCGCCCGCATCCAGGCCGCGCAGTCCACCACCGGACAAGCTGCGCCACACCGCTGGGGGCGGCCGTGACCTCGATGGACTGGCGCGGCCCCAGGGTGTGCGACGAGGCGATCCTGCTGCCGGTGCCCCTCGTCCTCGGCGCCCACCGGTTCGACCCCACCGGCACGACGGAGGTGGACGACGTCGAGGACCGGCCGGTGTGCTTCCTCGGCGAGGCGCACGCCGGCCCGCACTACGGCCTCGCCCTGGAACTTCCCGGCCCCGACACCGGCTCGGTGTGGGCCGTGTGGGCGCGGGGCGCGGAGCCGGCGCTGATCCGCCTGCCGGACTGCCCCGCCGCCACCGACGACCGGTCCGAGGTATGCGGGCTGTGGGACCAGCACCCCGGCCTGCACAGCTGGCAGCTGTACGACCGCGAGGCGGCGCTGGCCCGGGCGCGGCTCGCCGGACCCCTGTAGAGGCCGGCGACGGCGCGCGGCGCTGGACGCTGACTACCACCGACGAACAGGTGGTCCGCGGCTACCTGCCGCCATGGGCCAGAGTCGACCCGAGCGAGCACAACGTGCCGCTGGGCGAGTTGGACGACCCGCTTGCCGACATCCACCTCAGCAGGTTCTTCCCCGGTCAGACCGCGTCCGTGTACACGGCTGCGGGTCGTATGACTCAGCCGGTGGAGCAGGAGATGCTCTCCTCCACCCTCGACTGCACCCCAAACGCTCAGGACCCCGAGCCGCAGATCCCCGTGGTCAACGTCCACCTCTGCGAGGAGAGCTGGATCACCGACCTGGACTCGGATGGCGTGGCCCGAATGGTCGCGATGCTCCGGGCCTAAGCCGACCGCTTGGACAACGAGGTCAGGCCGGCCCTCATGGCAGCCCGCCGCGACTGGGCCTCCCACCACTGGTCCCGACGGCCCAAGGCACCTGCGCAGTGAGCGGCCGCCTGCCCGCCCCCCGCCGCCGTAAGCGGCCCAGCCGAATCCATCAGGAGCCGGAGGCGGTCACCTGGGCGCGCCAGAAGTCCGGGCTGACCAAGCGCGCGCTCGCCGACCTCGTCGGCATCTCCGAGCAGTTGATGGGCGAGATCGAGTCCGGCTGGCGCAATGCCACCCCGGCGAACCTCGCGAAGATCGCCGAGGCGCTCAACTGTCCGCTCGTCGTCCTCGAACGCAAACGCAGTCGGAAGCCGCCCGAAGAGAGAGGTCGCCTGTTCCCCGAAACGGCCCCGGTCGCCCGCGTTCCCCGTCGCGGCGGCCGGGGCCCTTTCGCGCCCGCTCAGAGGTTTCGTGGCACCTCGGGCCTGGACCGGCGCTGCCATCTGTAGGACCAGTCAATCTGACTCGTGATGCCCCTGACGCTGTCCTCGGGCAGCACCTCCCGTGCCGCATCGATCGCGGCGCGCACGGCCGCTTCGTACGCCGCGTGGGCACGCTCGTACTGAATCGTCGAGCCCTCCGTCGATAGATCGAAGTCGATCTCGATCGTCAGGTGCTTCGGTGTGGGCGTCTCCGCCACAACCCCTCCTAGGGTCCGGAACAGGCGTCCATTATGAGGTCGGGCTGGTGTGGCCGTGGCCCAACGCGTGGCCACACCGACGACATCGACTGCAACCCGGGCGCGTCCGTTGCAACCCAGATGTCCGACTTCCGGTATCACCGCAGGTCAAGCCTCGACAAAGGATTGGGTTCGAGTCCCGTCACTCACCCTCATCGATCAAGGGTCGGCCCGTGCGAACGGGTCGGCCCTTAATCGTTCCCGCGCGCGACCGACCCCCTGAGTGACGGGACTCGAACCCGCGACACCGGCTTTAGGAGTGGGATTGGATCCTTGCCGGGGGTGCTCGACGCTGCCCCGCGATGCTGTTTCCCCTGATCGGAACGGCACGGCGAGGCACTTGATCCGGCTCATGCCGCCCTGTGTCGGACCGTCCGCTCACGCATCGCTCACGCGCTGCCGGCTGCTGAGCAGCGCGTGGGTCAAATCTGGCCGAGGTCGATCTCTACCGGGAAGGGGGCCGCTACCTTGAGGGCGCCAGTGAACACGTCTCCGTCCCGGAGGTCTTCGTCGTGGGGTTGAGGACGTAGGTGTACGCGAGAGGAACGTCTGTCGCGGCCTGCTCGATCCTTCACAGTTAGTCGGGTAGCCCGAGGGGGTCTCACCCTCGGGCTCCCACAGATCCGTACGTGACAGTCTCCCGTCATACGGCTCTTGTCGCTCTCGTCACATAGCAGCCGGTTTCACCCAGGCCCAATGCACGAAGTACCGAGGCTGCCGAGCGATCGCGTCGCGCATCGCCCGGACGGCCTTCTTCCAGCTCCGCAGTCTCTTGTACTTGTTCATGATCCACCGCAGTGAGGTTTTCTCAACGAAGATCATTTCCAGATTCCGTTGAGGACGAGTGCGGCGCGGGCGATGTCGCCGATCCGGCTGGGGCTGAGGGTGACGTGCTTGAGTGCGCGCCAGCGTTCCTTGAGTTCGGCGGCGGCGCGTTCGCC